GTGATAATGTCTTCGGCCCAGGTCGGAAAAACCGAACTTGTGTTGAACATTATCGGATATTATATCGACTATGATCCGGCGCCGATGTTGGTAGTTCAACCGACAATCGACATGGCCCAGGCATTTTCAAAAGACCGTCTGGCGCCGATGATACGTGACACGCCGACGCTTCGCGGAAAAGTTCGCGATGTAAAGTCGAAGACGTCCGGGAATACAATTCTTCACAAGAAATTTCCTGGCGGCCATGTAACAATGGCCGGTGCAAATTCCGCCGCGTCCCTGGCGTCGCGTCCGGTTCGAATTGTCCTGATGGACGAAACGGATCGTTATCCGGCCAGCGCCGGAACCGAAGGAAACCCGATCAAATTAGCGGAGAAAAGAACGACGGCGTTCTGGAACCGTAAAAAGATTAAGGTTTCCACACCTACAATCAAAGGCGAAAGCCAGATTGAAAAAGAATATGAATCCGGTTCACAAGAAGAATGGTGCGTTCCTTGTCCTTCGTGCGGCAAATTCCAGCCTTACGAATGGGGAAGAATCCATTTTTCCGATGTGACGATGGAATGTAAATTTTGCGGCGAACATATTTCCGAAACAGACTGGAAGCAAGGCCAGGGAAAATATATCGCAAAATACCCGGAACGCCGCCGAAAACGTTCTTTCCACCTTAACGAATTAACTTCGCCGTGGAAACACTGGGAAGAAATCATTCGCGAATTTAAGGAAGCGCAGAAGGAATTAAAAGAAAACGGCGACATTAACAAAATGAAAACCTGGATCAATACGACGCTTGGTGAAACCTGGGAAGAACGCGGCAAGAGTGCCGACGACGATTCCTTGTTGAGCCGCCGCGAACGATACGAAGCCGACATTCCCGAAGGCGTTCTTGTTCTTACGGCTGGCGTCGATGTTCAGGACGACCGCTTCGAAGTAGAAATCACCGGCTGGGGCCGCGGTTATGAATCGTGGGGCATTAAATACGACAAGATATTCGGCGACCTGGAAAAAGAAGAAACCTGGGACAAGTTGGAAGAATATCTTGACCGGGAATTGTATTTCGCGACCGGTTCTTCGCTTCTGATAGCGTGTTCTTGCATTGATACCGGCGGCCATTTCACAACACAGTGTTATAAATGGCTAAAAAAGATGGAAAAGAAAAACAAGCGTATTTACGGCGTTAAAGGTATGGGCGGCCCAGGAATACCGCTGATTCACAAGCTGTCAACGAATAATCAGTATAAAGTTAAAGTGTTTATGCTGGGCGTTGATTCAGGAAAAGAAATCCTTATGACGCGATTAAATACAGCGGACGAAGGGCCGGGATATTGCCATTTTCCGATCAATGCGGATCGCGGCTACAATGAAACATATATCAAAGGCCTTAACAGCGAACAGCGCGTCGTTCATATCAAGGACGGCCGCCCGGTGATTAAGTGGCAGAAGAAGGCCGGCGGAATCAGAAACGAACCGCTGGATCTTCGAAATTATTCCACGGCCGCGGTCGAAATTCTTCGCCCGGACTGGGACGTTCTGGAAGCGAAGGTCAAAAGCGGCATAAACTACATGAAAAAAAGACCGGTTCAAAAGACCGGGAAAAAGAAAACGGGCGCCCTAAACAAAGGCGTCCAGTTGTAAGGCGGTGATGAAGTGTTAAGCAAAAGCCAAAAGGAACGCCTGGCGACTTATAAAGCCAGGTTAAAAATCTATCTGGAAGCAGAAGAAGCCGTTCTTCTTAACCAGGAATACACAATCGGAACAAAGAGCCTGAAACGTGCGGATCTTGGAACTATCCGCGCGGCGATTAAGGATCTTGAAAAACAGATTGACGCGCTGGAAGCTGGCGGCAAAAACAAGGCCTTCCGCTTCGTTCCGCGCGATATTTAGAAAGGCGGTGGCTGAAAAGTGAATATTATCGACAAGGCGGTCGAAGTTATCAGCCCAAAGGCCGCCCTAGAAAGACAACGGGCAAAAATGAACCTGGAACTTATAAAAACGTTCCAAAATTCCGGCTATGATGAAGCCGGGGCGTCACGAAGTAAAAATTCAATGCGCGGCTGGATTGCTTCAAGCAAAACGCCCCAGGAAGACATTGACAAAAACCTTCCTACGTTGCGACAGCGTTCCAGAAGCCTTTATATGTCGGCACCGTTGGCCGTGTCGGCAATCAAAACCAACCGAACAAACATCGTCGGCGAAGGCCTTCGTTTGAAAAGTTCGATTGACTATGAATTTTTAGGAATGACAAAGGAAGCGGCCGTGGCATGGCAGAAGCAAGCGGAACGCGAATTCAAATTGTGGGCTGAATCGAAGTTTTGTGATTCCACCAGGACAAATAATTTTTATGAGATCCAGCAAGCCGCGGTCATGTCGTGGCTGATGAATGGCGACGCTTGCGTTATCCTGGAGTATGAAACGACGAAATATCCGTTCTATCCTTACGGGTTACGCCTTCGCTTGATTGAATCCGACAGAGTTTCAACGCCACATTCAACCGGAAACAACGTGAATCTTTACGCAAAAGACCAGGAAACAAAGAACCGGATTTATAACGGCGTAGAAATTGACGACAACGGAAAAATTGTCGCTTATCACATTTGCTCCACATATCCGAACAGCAATCTTCGCGCAGAAAAGAAATGGACGCGCGTTAAAGCCTTCGGAGAAAAGACCGGCACGCCTAACGTTTTAATGATTTATGAAACAGAGCGCGCCGAACAGTACCGCGGCGTTCCTTACCTGGCGCCGGTTATTGATTCATTAAAGCAGTTGACAAGATACAGCGAAGCCGAACAGATGGCGGCTGTTATCAATGGATTTTTTACCGTGTTTATCACATCGGAAAACGGAACTTCCGACATGGGATTTACCGGAGTAGTGGACGAAGAAGACGCGGTAACAAACGACAATGTTTCTTATGAACTGGGGCCTGGTATGGTAAATATGTTAAATCCGGGCGAAAAAGTGGAAATCGCCGACGCGAAAAGACCTTCAACGAATTTCGACGCATTTGTCACAGCGCTTTCGAAGTATATCGGCGCCGCGCTTGAAATTCCGGTCGAATTGCTGGTGAAAAACTTTAATTCCAGTTATTCCGCTTCCAGGGCGGCCTTGTTGGAAGCCTGGAAGGCGTTTCGAATGAAAAGAGCCTGGTTAGCGGCTGATTTATGCCAGCCGATTTATGAAATATTCCTTGTGGAAGCAATCAGTTCTGGACGATTGAAGGCCCCTGGCTTTTTCCTTGATCCGATGATTAAGAAAGCCTATTGCGGCGCACAGTGGAACGGCCCGGCCCAGGGCATGATTGATCCAGTGAAGGAAGTTTCGGCCGCTGAAAAGCGAATTCAAATCGGACTTTCAACCAGACAGAAGGAAACCGTCGAAATGAACGGCGGCGACTTCGAAGCCAACGTCGCACAGTTGGCCCGTGAAAATGAGTTATTGAAGGCGGCTGGAATCAACCAGAGCGCCGCAAAACCGGCCGAAGGTGCGGAAAAATTCAAAAAAGAAGGAGAAAACGACGATGAAGAAGACGAAAATCGTAAATCAGACGGCGCCGGCGATGAAGGCGACGACGATCAATAAGTTCTGGAACTTCGTTGACACCGGAACCGATACGGCCGATCTTCAATTATTCGGAACCATTTCGTCAGAAGAAGACTGGTGGAGTGAAGATTGTGTCACTTACCGAAATTTCATTGACGAATTAAACGCCCTGGGCGACAAAAAGAGCATAAACGTTCTGATTCAGTCCGGCGGCGGCGATGTATACGCCGCAAACGCGATCTATAACGCACTGGTTGAGAATAAAGCGAAGATTACCGGAACGATCATGGGCCTTTGCGCCAGTGCCGCGACAATTATTTTGATGGCTTGCGACACAAGAAGAATTGCGAAAAACGCTATTCTGATGGTACACAATCCAAAAATTACCCTTTGGGGCGCCTACGAATCCGAAGATTTGTTGAAACTGGCAGAAATTACGGATCAGGTAAAAGAATCCATTATGTCGGTATATCGCGACAGAGTAGGGAAAACCGATGAAGAAATCGAACAGCTTATGAACAACGAAACCTGGTATGTAGGCCAAGAAGCCGTTGACAATGGCTTTTGCGATGAAGTAATCGAAGAAAACTTCCAGAATAGCGTTCTGGATAGAAAAATTTTAATGGTGAACGGGGTTGGTTACAACTTCACAAATTATGTTGAAAACTTCGTTCCCGATGATATTCGAAAAAAGGTTCAGGATCTTTCTAAAACGCCGCAGAAAGAAACCGGGACTTTTTTTAATACAAAAAATTCTTCACAGAAAGGAAGTAGTGACATGGGACAGACACAGAACCCGGCGGCACCTACTATTGAAAATGCCGCACAGTTAAGAAGCGCCTATCCTGATTTCGTGAATGAAATCATTGAAGACGCACTCAAAGCAGAACGCGAAAGATTAAAGGCCATTGACAGCATTTCAAGCGGCATTTCCGACGACGTTCTGAACAAAGCAAAGTATGACGAACCGATTTCCGCCGCTGATTTAGCACTTGCACAAATGCAAGCAAACAGCAAAGCCGGACAGCAGACAATGACAAATATTGTCGAAGATCTCACAAATTCCGGCGCCGGTTCAGTTGGCGCAGTTCCTAACGCTGGAAATGACACAAGCCAGCAGAAAGCAGAGCAGAAGGAAGAAAAGGTTCGCGGCTTCGCAAATGCCTTAAATAAAGACAAGAGAAGGGGGACTAAGTAATGAATATGTATCAGAACATTGGTGAATTTACACCTGATTCCCTGATTGCTTCCGGCGAAACTGCCATTTTGAAGGAAGGAATCGGATTGAAAGCCGGCCAGGGCGTATTGAAGCGCGGATCCCTTATTTGCAAGGGTGACGATAAAGCCGGATATTTGGCCGGAAAGGCCGTTGATGGCGTAGAAATGAAAGTCTACGGCATTTTGACCGACGACACAGACACCGGAAGCGAAGCCGCCGGCGATAATATCCCGGTTGTTTGCTATCTTACCGGAGTATTTAACCGCGGCGCCGTTACAGTGGCCGAAGGTGCAACTATTGACACATTCGAAACAGACATGAGAAACGCCGGAATGTTTCTTCGTGCTGTTCAGGAATACTAAGAAGGGGGTAAAAGAAAATGCCTGATTATACAACTCGTGAAATGATGGAAGCGATCGACCAGACGCCGCCCGTCAGAACATTTTTACAGAAGACTTTCTTCCCTGGTGAGGAAACCCACGTTTCCGAAAAGGTAGAATTTGACGTCCGCAAGGGTAAGCGCGTAATGGCGCCGCTTGTAAGTCCTAGAAAGGGCGGAAAGGTTATCACCCGTCAGGGATTCAGAACAAATCAGTTCACCACACCGAAGATCGCGCCTGAAAGACCTTTGACAATCGACGATATTTCACAGCGCGCAATCGGTGAAAATATTTACAGCCAGAGAACACCGGAAGAAAGAGAAGACGAACTTCTTGCAAAGGATATGACAGATCTTGAAGAATCCATCGCAAGAAGAAAAGAGTGGATGTGCCGTCAGATCCTTTTCGAAGGTAAAATCGACGTTCAGGACGAAGAAGAAGGAATCGACGTTCAGATCGACTTCGGCTTCACAAATATTGTTGTCCTGGGTGCTGATGAACAGTGGACGCTTGCAAGCGTGGATCCTTTAAAGGTTCTTCGCGATACCAGAAAGAAGATCATTAAGGCAACCGGAAAGGCGCCTGATATGGCGATCTTTTCTTCCGACGTAATCGAAGACTTTATCAATAACGCTT